AGACTCAAAGAGAGTAGGGATTTCAGGGAGCTTACTGATGAACTGTCTCTCAACACTGAAGCCAACACCAGTACCACAAAGCAAGATGAACATAGCCTCGTCGAAGGACTTAGGATCATCTACGGGTAGGTAGCTACAGTTATACCCAGCAGTGTTATCACGTTCTAATGCAGGGCCAGCAGTCATCATGGCTCTCATGGATGGCATTACCTCTAGCCCAAGTATAGCTTGCTCTATCTCGTACTTTAATTCTGAAGGTACAAGATCAGAGATAACATTAGCTGAGTAACGTGTTACTGTATCGTCCCATGTCTCACGACCATATCCATCAAAGTATTTTGCGTACCGTGATTTGTGTATGAAAGACTGATAGTCTGTGGGTAGATAGTTGCTCATCTTGTGTCTCCCGATCCAGACAGTGTGCCTTTCTCCTGACGTTGACGTAGCTTGTCAAGGTTAGCTTGTGCTACATCTTCCATCTTTAAACCCAAGTCTTTGCAGATAGCTGCAATGTACCACAGGCAGTCTCCTATCTCAGAGCCAATAGCTTCTTTATCAAGCTTACCATCACGTACAATCTTCTTTACTTTGTTTGCTACCTCACCAGCCTCACCTGCAAGCCCCAATGTAGGGTACAACACCTGTACTGATGCAGGATAAATTGCTGTTGTGGCAGCTTGTCTTTGATAATCATTCATGTTCATGCGTCAATCCTCTACTATTATTTTCATTGTCCTTACGTCCATTCCATCCACATCATGGATTAGATTACGTAATGTTTCGTCCACTTCTTCTACCACCATACCGTCTACTGGCATGGGATAGTCATCCTCATCCAGATCAATCGTCAAAAGTATCTTTACTCTCATTACTTTGATCCTCTATTAATGCATCCAGATACCATCTGGCTTTCTTCAAATCCTCTAGGCCGTTCTTATAACGATAACGCCAGAGGTACTTCATTATATTACCTTGTAAATAATACTGAAACCCATCACCAGTAGCCGCACGAATGGCATCTATGCATTCAATACCAGCTTGGTTGTAGTGTGGTGGGTTGTTTACAACATCTACCATTCGTACTCTCCTTTCAAAAGTTTACTTTGATTACGTTATCCTTACGTTCCGTAACCTTTGATTTCTTTTGTTTCTTCTCTTCTTCTAACACATTCTTTGCATACTTGTAAAGCATATCTCTGAACTTTACATTCTCTTCCATCAAAGGTACAGAGGCACAAAGCATAGACCCAAGTTGCATCATATGAAAGTAATCATCGTCTGACAATGTGTTATCCTGTGAGGTTACTAGTCCTACAAGTAACTCACCTGTCCATTCTCCTTTAGGATCAAGGAAGGGTGATAGCCGTACAAGTATATCATTGTCATCAATATCCTCAAAAACTGTAGCCATACTAACTCCTCTTCACTTTCTTAAAGGGGAACTGGATAAAATCTGGGTGCATGTTTTTACCTTTCTCCTTCAACCACTCTTGTGGTATTACACGGTCACTGTACATAAACTTATTCTTTTCACACCACGAAGCATACGTAGACTTAGCACCCTTACTTAACTTGCGTTTGCTACTCTCAAATACGAAACGTATATCCAGTTTAGGATGTTGTTTCTTGATACAGATATGTTTACGTCTGTCATCTGCAGTGAACCTGCCCTTAACCTCAACGATGATACCGTTGGGTAATATAAAGTCAGGGGTATAGGTGCGATACATCAAGTCTTCCCACTCTATCTTGAGGCATTCGTACTTGATAGGTATCTTGTTCTCTCGTAAAAAGTCTTTGACTTTTATCTCAAGACCACTCCTATACCCGTGCTTTAAAGCAGCTTTGAATTGCTTGTAATGCACTAGAACTTCCAATGAAGATCTAAAGGAAAGCTAAAGGAAGAGGTTGTGATACCTAGCTCCTTTAGTTCCTGCCTAACAGCCTCGTCTGCTTCTTTACGAGCTTGCATAGCTGCACGTAGCCCTGCGTATTTAGCTTCACGTAGGGCTTTCTTCTTTGCTGCAAGTTCATGTTCCATTGCACTAATGTGTTCTTGCATCTCCTTGATCTCAGCATCTCCGATCATACGTCACTCCTTTCTACATATTGCACAATAGGTGGCTCCTTTGCTTGTGATACCTTGGATGGTATCTCTTGCAATGAAGGCCAACACTCCTGACGGAAGTCGCAGAACTTGCAACCTTCATCAAGCACATAGTTTCCTGTTGCTTTCCCCCGAAACAATTCGGGTACAGGGGAAAAGCACCGTTGGAAACTATTGTCATTAACAGTCTCCACGGTATCTCTTATCTTACGCAGTTGCTGTTGCATGTCAATCTCAGATTTAACATACTTGAACTGCCCGTTGGCTTTGTTTATAACCCACCAACCACCAGCTTTGTACCCAGATGCTTGGGCATAACCAGCAAGTTGACTAACATAACCAAACGAATCCTTGTCTGCCAAAGACTCGTATGATTTAAACTTGTTTCTGTAACTCCAATCAGATGCAGACTTTACGTCATCTACAGAATTTTCAATAACAAGATCATAACTACCATTGATAGAACTATTATCTCTATCTCCAACCTGCAAAGTAACGTGGTCAGTGTCTTGAAACTGTACTCCTGCTTCCGTGAGAATACCTTTAAAAACCGCCTCAACTATATCTCCTATCATCATGTTCATTACAAACGTTGTGGGTCTTGGTAATGCCTTATCAGGCTGGTTCTTTTCAAACCAAAGCTGACAAGTAGGACGCCCAATGTTGGACATCCTTAGTTTAAACTCGTCACGTTTATTACCAGAGCCAAACTGTCTCTTCAATGCATCAGCAACTTCAGTGGCGACACGTTCAATAGTTTCGTCAGACATTTGTGACTTACCATTGGCAGCATCCTGAAGGTACTGATGTATTGCTAGTTCAGCGGGGTGATCCATTATGCAAACTCTTCCATGTCTGCATCAATAATATCATCCACATCACCGAATGGAATGTCATCGTGCTTGTGAACGTTTTCATCCCATGCATTTACGATGTACTCATTGTAGTTTGCGATCCAAGCAAGGAAGTTTGTAAGCGTTTCCTGTGCCTCTGCATCCAGATCCAATGAGGTTGTTACATCCAACTCCAGATCAGGCAGGAAGAAACTATTGCCATTCGGCAAGTTGCGTTCTTGTGTACCTGACTTGATGGTGTGCATTGGTGGAAGCCTACGCATCTTGGCAAGTTTGGTGAAGATACCGCCAGCCATTTTAAATGCATCACGGTTTTCAATCTCCCAGATGAATGGGGTGTCTGCCAGTTCCTTATCGACAGGATTTCCTTGTGCATCCACAGGATTTACCAGTGATACAGTACCAAACATTACACGTACACGTTTGATCTGACGAATCAGATCTTGTGTCTTCTGTGGTAATGCCTTGAAGTCTTCGATCCAGCCAGCAGGTTTACCACAATTGAACCCACCGTCATTGTCCTTGAGATCAATGTTCAGATTATCAGCCATGATAGTCTTGACATAACGATTGGGTGTGGAATTGTTGCCCATTATAAACCGCTTGTACATAAACCGTTGCATGTATGGACGAATGGTAGCAGACTCCGCATAGTAAGTCGGACCATCTGGAATCTCCAGCTTGTATGTCCCGCCAGAAACTACCTCAAGCTTTACCTTCTTACCATTAACCTCTTGCTCACCCATGATAGGTGAGTGATTAATACGTAATCGTGCAAGCGTTGAGCTATCACGTGAAGGTTTACTGTCAGCAGCCATACCCATTGTTGCTGCCATTTGATTGTAGTCTGAAGTGTTAAATGTTTCTACTAGTGTCATATGTTTCTCCTTTTCGTTTTAACAGAGCTATAGTTATATCAGGCTACGTCCTTTGTGTCAAGCCAATTCGGACCAATCTTTGCTTCTAATAGCAACGGGACATTGAAGTCCAAGTTCCATCGTTTGTTGACCAGTGACGTAAGTACTTCATTAGTACGGCTAATGATCCGTAGTACCTTCTCCTTCTCGTTAGGGTGTACGTCAATCACAATACTGTCATGCACTGTGTTGACGATACAACTGTTAAGTTTATTTATCTCTAGCATCTTGTCGATGTATATCAGAGATATGGGTACAATGTCAGCAGTAGCAAACGATTGTACAGGATAATTTTTTATCTGTGTGAAATATGTCACACTTCCATTACGTCTACGTTGTACGTCAGGAAATGCAAACTCACGACCAGATGGTGTAGTGATCTTGCCTGTGTTCAATGCTTCACTTGCTAGTGCGGTATGCCATTGGGCAATCCCATTGTATTTCTTGGTGAACTGTTGGTAGTACTCAGCTTCAGCCTGTGTCCTACCGAATCCACTTGCCCCATATAAAGGGGCGAATGTGTGTGCCTTAGCTTCCTGTCTGGACATGTGTTGACCTGCATCACTGATAACCTTCGCAGTGTATGCATGTACATCAAAGCCTGTAGTCACCTCGTCAATCGCAGTCCTGTCCTGTGATAGGAACGCAGCCACACGGAACTCAAGCTGGGCAAAGTCAGCTTCCATTATATTACCACCTTCCCAACGTGATTTGAATACACGTTTGACAGGAAACGTACCACCACGTGGCATGTTCTGCATATTGGGATCTGCACCTGACAGTCTGCCAGTACTGGTACGATGCTGCAAGAGCCTGACGTGTAGCTTACCATCAGGTTTGATGAAGTTTGAAATGCCATCTACAAAGCTGGACAGATATGTTTCTATAGCAGACAGTCTGCGTACATTAGACAAAAACTGTTCTGCCTCTGTGTTACCCTTGCTACGTGCAATGCCCTCAAGGAATACGAGATTCTCCTTGCTTGTGCTAAAGCCATTGGCGCTAATCCACTTGGCTGTAGGTGCCACAAATCTTAGCCCCGCCACAGTAGTGGTATCAAGAAATAAAAAGCCAGTAGCGTCACAATCAGGACATCTATTAGTTCTTGCATATGGTGTTCCATCCTTCTTTAGTTTTCGTATTTGCCCATTACCTTTACAGGTATTACATTGCTTTGCTTTCTGCTTGTACAGTATGTCACTGCCACTACGTACCTGATGTTTATAGTCCTGATCGCCCATGTATTCGTCAAACAGATCAGCCCAAAACTTCTTATCCTTTGGCTTGCGGCTGTAGATAACCCAAGACAATTGCTCTGGGCTGTTAAGGTTGATAGGTGTGTCGCCCATCAGTTTACGTACCTGTGCCTCAAGCAAAGCCGTAAGAGTGTCACGTTCCTGTGTAAACTCTTGACGAACTTCTTCAAGCACAGACATGTCCACAGAGAATCCCCGTTGGTATATACGAGCAAGACGTACCGCAAGCTGATTGGTAAGGTTGATTGTTCCTTCTAGTGTACTGCATTCCTCGTATCTCATCCGCAAACGTTCATACAGTTGTTGTGTAGCTGCTAGGTCAGCAGACAGGTAGTCAGACAATTCCTGATAAGGCATGTCACGTACTTGCTTACCAGCCTTCAACCATTCTTTCATGGTGTCTTGCTTCTTTGTGTCAAGTTCGTAGCGTTCTGCACATGCTTCCAATGACACGGGGTTAGTTGTCTGCCCACGTTGAAGGACATACTCACCAAGCATGGTGTCAAAGATAGGACCATTGTACGTAAAGCCAGACTCCCACAACCATATAAGATCGTGAGCAGCATTGTGCATGATAAGAAGAGGAGCACGGTCAAGTAAGTCTTGTACTATCTGTGCTCCTCTGTCGGTGGGGGGATGCTCTGCGTGATCGAATGTCACAATAGCTTCGTTTCCAAGATCATCTAGCATACCCACCATAACCAATGTATTCTCAGGTTCAAACGGATCAAGGTGTAGCTTGCCGTTTCGTTTGGTCACAGTGTTTTCTACGTCGAGTGTCAGGTGTTTCATTCTTCTATCAATACCTCATTTGCATACATCCTGTCAAGATGTTCGTGAAACTCTTTGTCGTTAGCATACATTTCCATTGCAGTTACTGCTTCTTTCAGTGTTAGATTGGTACGCCTCATTGCTGAGTGTAATATAATCTCTTCTGTCATAGTTGCTGTATTCATATTTTCACTCCTCGTTCAAACAAAACTCACAGAAATCACCTGTCGATACATTTCCGCAAGACACACATTTACTTTCACCATACATATTCTGTTTGGCTCGTTCTTTCGCCCTCTGCCTTTCTTCTTTGGTCATAGGGCGTATCTCTTTTAGTGGGATACCGAATGTGTACTTACCTGTCATGCAAGGTTCTCCCCATTGTCTTGGCTATCCCATGTCCCTTCAGAAGATACTGGCGGGTTGTTCTCACCGTAGTTTCCGTACTCGTCAAACCTTTCATCTTTATTGTACCTGATGTGATCCTCTATGAAGTCATACACTAACTGTATATCCATCTTAGCTGCTGCACAGTACATCACTAGCTTCAAGCCTTCCTCTGTGAGTAACCCACGGGCATGTGCATCCATGTGAAACTTAAATGTTGCACCACCGTCTTCGTGTTCTTCTACGGTTTCAACACCAATAATACCTGCATCTTTACTCATCATTCTTCTCCTTTACCCAAACTTATATTCTGTCAAGCCATCTGTCAATGCTGCCCACGATACAGGAAATAACTTACGCATTCTGTCACTGATTTGTGTAGCAACTTCTCTTGTCTCTGCTTGTGTATCAGAGGCACAACGCAGGTTACACATATCAGCAAAGGCATCTAGTGATCCTGACCAGTACCACTCAGTCATCATACTTTGTGGCAGGATCATACGTGCTTGCTCTGGGCATACACCATGATTAAGTAAATCATTGTATGCAATAAGACATGCCCAATTAGTATCACCCCATTCGCCTACATCAACAACACCTTCACTACCCTGTTTTTTGTCAGCACTACGTCCACGCCATTCTGTTGGCTGATAAAACTCAGGCTCTTCGTCCACATACCTACGGCTGATCTCATTCCAGCGCAGAAACTTATGCTTGACTAGCTGACGTGCCACAAAGATAGGAGCCTTGACGTGAAAGGATGCAAAGCAATGCCCAAAGGGTGACATGTGTTTGTGCTCTGCCAGATACAAGATCAACTTCTCATCCTTCTTCTCAAGCTCCCATTTACCTAGCACATTATCGACGCAGATCATACCTGATCGTTTACCAAATGACACACGGGCAGCATTTACTACTGTAATATCACTACCCATATGACCAATGTATGTTGCTTCAATCATTTTTTATTTCCTCTAATACTTCTATAGCCTCTCCTTTAGTCAATTTAAACCATTCACCTTTTAAACCGCCAGCAGTGCTACGTTCCCCTTTTCTTTCAGCAATTTTATGTGCTTTGCGTTCAGCAAGATTACGGTTATCAAAATATACAGAATGTATAATCTCATAGTCACGTAGTGGAGAACTTGTTTGGTATCCATTTAATCTGTCTTGAGAATCTATTGCCTTACCTATCTTTATCCACTCAGGCCATGCAGGATTATGTATTGCATATACATATCCTTCCACTATATCATTTAGTTTAGATAACTCAAAGGCAGCATCGTTGATATTTTTATATCTACCCGCCTTAAACATTTTGTGCATTGGGTTTCTCTTAGAAATTTCTTTTCCATTTATATACACTCGTGTAGCATCACGTTTTTTAACGGCTTCTGGGTTATCTTTATAGTAAAAAGACTTACCTGTTTTTGGGTTTGTTGTGTTTTCTAACATATCAATCTCCTTCTTATGCTACGTATCTTGCTATTTTGTATTCAAGTTCAGTGTGTACAATACCGTGCCACCCTGTGAGTTTGTTTTTCACAATGTTAATGTGACGTTGGTTGTCTTCTTCATCCTGCCCTTCGACAGTGGCATTTTTAGAAATCATAATCATCAGATCAGCTTCTGCTGCCTTACCTGTACGACTACCTTCCATCATGGATTGGTTCAACACAACCTTGCCCTCTGCTTCAGCAGACAGTTGGGACATGTAGAATACTGCACAGTTGTACATCTTTGCAATCTGTCTGGCATGTATTGCATTAGCCTTGAGTGCTTCGTCGGGACGAGCAAAGCCACCTGTCTTGGCGAACTTGTCACCCATGTCAAGGATTACAATGTCAGGTTTGTATGACTTGCATACAGACTCCACCCAATTCATGTCACGGCCTGTCGCATCCTTGAACATGATGTTACCACGTATACGATCAAAGATGTCGGCTGCTGTAATCTTGTTCTTACTGATCTGGAACTTGTCCATGCCAGTAGCAGCCGTGATGTATCTATGTGCGACACGGTGATACCCTTCCTCGTTACACAACACGATGCACTTTGCACCCTGCCATGCAAACCCGTTAGGACCAGCCACAAGAGAGGCATGGAATGATGTCTTACCTGTATTTGGTCTTGCGCCGACCTCAATCAGGTGTCCTGCATTGACGCCCTCTATCTTACGTACAAGAGTAGGTATGTTGAATACCCACTGAGACTCAAGGTCAGTCATTGCAAGTATCGTATCAAGACTAGTATCTTCCCACGTAACTCTAAGGTTGGGAGTGAAGTCATCGCCATACTGTTCAAGCAACATACGTAAAGGCTCAAGACTAGACTTGTCGCCATTCACGTAATCAAAGCCAAGGTTGGCAATGTCCTCGCCAACTACCTGTTGAAACAGTTTGGATAGCACTTCCTGTGCTACGTCACTGCCCATAGGTTGCTCACGTTTTACCTGAGAGAACAGGTGTGAGTATGCCTGTTTCTGTGCAGTTGTAAGTGTAGGATTGTTAGCCATGAA